TACCGCTACCAACGGTCTTGGTCGGCTCCACGATGCGCCAGTCAAACGTCTGGATAGACTGGAACATGCTACGGAAGCCCGTGATGTTGTTCTGTTGGGCGTCGTTGGTCATGCCCACTGTGAACTGGACGTCGCCGTTGTCGAAGAACTTGGCGACCTTGCGCTTTGCCAGGCCGTTGGCGTCCAGGTTCATGTAGGTTTCAATGTCCCGTGCGCCGCCTGGCCACGGCATGACTTCCACGCCCTTTACCGTGGCGTAGGTTTCCTGTGTTACGCCAGGCACCGTAATGAGTGGCGTAATGGTAACGGCGCTGGTATTCGCGCCCACCACAAAGGATGGCAACGGCATCTTGGCGAATGGGCCACTGGCGCTGGCCGTGATGGTAAACACGTTACCCACGGGCGCGGCCACCGTGAACGGGTTGAGATAGGCCGACCCAAACACCGCGTTGATGGCATTCTGGAGCGCCGTGTTGGTGGGTAGGCCAGCCGCCGTGTTGATGTTGGCGGTTTCCAGTCCCCAGAACTTCAGCGTAAAGCCGCCCACGGCTGGCGCGCCGCTGAACGTAAGGGTGCTTACCTGGTCTGTCCCAGCGGCAAAGACGCCGCCGCCCAACTGGAGCAGGTCTCCAATCAGGATGGCGCTACTGTTGGTCTGTGTGAACGTCATGCGTTCGGCTCCTTCCACATGCCCGTACCACACGGGCGTTTGGGAAAGAGCGGGCGCACAATGCGGCTGCCCTCTTAGCACGGCGCGGACACGGTTGCCCGTGCGTGGCGCTGTGCCGTGTGGCTATGGCTGGCATCTGAGCGACGCTGAGATCGCCAAGAGCAAGCGTTTACCCTAGTGGCGGCGGTATATTGCCTGTGCGTGGTAAATCGGCGCTGTGGCCAGGGATCACCAACGCCGTGTTGTCGTCGTCGGCTTCCTCTGCCAGTAGTATCTTTTCTATCTCTTTGGCCTCTTGCAGGAGCGCGCGACGACGTTGCACCAGCGCCTCCCGCATCCGCTTGCGGAACCGCTCGTTGCGGTCAGGCTTTAGGTGGACGCCTTCGCTTGCTCCGTTACTGGCTGGCACGCGGGTCGGCGACGCCCATCGTGGGGAGTTGCATGTGGTGCTGGTTCAGTTCGAACTCAGCCGCTTCCCCAAAGAAGGTATCGCCCGTGATAATGGACTGGATACCGCGCTGGCCGTGCCATTCGATCTCGCGGTAGCCGCGCAACTGGGTTTCCGCCGCGTGGTGCGCCTGGAGCGCGGCGGCCTCCGTGTGGTTGAGGCCTTTGCCTTCCGCCAGTTTCTTGTTCGCCTTCTCCAGCGCGTCCGCGTTGACTTCCGGCGCTGGCGGAGCGGGCGGCAACGGCGGCACGGGCGGTGTCGTGCTGACGGTGGTGTCCTTTTCCTTCTCGTCGGCCATGACAGACTCCTTTACCTACCTGGCTTGACAGTCACGTTGAAACTGCCAATGCTACGGTTCCGCTGGTCTTTGGGATACTGGTAAAATGGCTGGCTACTGGCCTTGAGGCGCATATACGCGGGCGCATACGCAACCCAGCCTACCAGCGCCGCATACATGGCTTCCATACGGGCTTGCAAGTTAGCCTGGGAAGCGTCCCGAAAGCGCAACTGCACTTCTGTGTCCTGTTGCACGGGCTGGTTATCCAGGCTCAGCGTAGCCATCGGGCCGCCCGTGTTGTACAGGGTAATACAGTTGTTCGGGTTTGGCTCCTCAAAGTTGCTGTCAAATACCTCCGTTTCCGCTGGCACCGCTACCATGATCGCCGCCCGCACATCGCCTAGCAACGTCATGGCTATTGCTGCCTTACGAACAACCCAACGCTACTGAGCAACGCGGCCTGGTACTGTTGGGTAAGCATGGTGGCGGCTGGCATTTCCAGCCCATTGGCCACCAGTGCGTTATAGTACGCAGACACAGGCTCCGCAAAGTGTAGCGTGTTGGCCGTCATGCCATTGACGCGGGCGGCTTCCATCTGGTCTGCGATCTGTTGCTGCTTCAGTTGGCGCGCCACTTCCTGGGCCATGGCCTGGTTGTCTGGCTCCAAAGGTTCTTGCGTGCCGTTTGCCGTGTTCATGTTACCCTCCCGTTATTCTGGCCGCCACGCGGGCAGCGAAACCTGGCTGTGCTTTGTCGGCAGCCGTCTTTAGGAACTTAGCCTGGCCGCCGCGTGGATGGTTGAGCGCCATGTCCTCGTGCTGGCGCATGACGTACTGGTTACTGGGCGCGCCGTTTTCAAAGCCCACATCACCGTCGTCGTCCTTGCCAAAGGTGACATTGACCACGGCGCTGTTGCCGCTATCATGCACCACAATACGCCCGCTTTGGCGCATACGCCCAGTGTCCACGGGCGCTAACTCTTGTGCGGGCTTGAGTATGGACTTATCGGCTTCCGCAGCCACCATGGCGATAATGGACGCACGTATGCGCTGGATGTGGGTTGGGTCTAGTTGGCCAGCCATGTGCGCCGCCTAACTGAAGTCGCCATCCGCCTGGCGCTGGGCTTGCTCTATTAGGGCTTCAACAGCCTGTTGCGTGTGGCGTAGGGCGCTGGCAAAGTCCTCCAACGCCGCCGCGTTTGGGCCGGACATCTTTTCCCTGGCGTCCTTGAGTTTATCCTTGCCAGCCTCCAGGGATTTGAGCGCTTCCTCTATCATGTGTAGATCTCCCAGTAACACAGCCCGATCTCGTCGTACACGGGCGCGATGCTTAGGATGCGCGGCGTGGTGCCGTCCGCAAGCGTTAGCCTGGCGTTGGCTGGCTCCGCGCCCAGCGTGGTTAGCACGGTGGTATCCGTGGCCTTTGGGTGCATTTGCGTCACGGCGCTACTGTATATCACCTCACCAGCGCCACTGTAGAAGGCTTTGTTGCTGGCCGTGCTGTGGCACCAGTAGGTACGGGTAGTGCCGTAACTAGGGTCGCCCTGTGTGGTGCGGCCACTGAACGGCGCTAACTGCACTTGCTGGGTCATCAGGTCTAGCAGTTCGTCAACGAACGGGCTGTACGACATACGCGCCTACCACCGTCTGCGGTATACGTCACCGCGATAGGCTGGGCTGTTGGCGTCTATCATGCCCGCATACGGATCCGGCGGCTGGAAGGCGGGCGGCGGCGTGATTTGCGTGTTGGCCGTGTCTACAACCGTGCTGGCCTTGCTTTGCTGCCACTGCTTGGCCAGGTCACGGATTTGGTCGCATACTTCCTTGAGCATGCCTTCCGCGCTGGTAAGTTGCCCGTCCTTGTCTATTTGCAAATCCCGCACGCGCTTGTTGATGCCACTGGAACGCAACGCCATGATAACCGTGCCAAGGGCTTCCTTCTTGGCTTGCAAGAACTGCATGCCAGGTATGGCGCGGTAGCGCGACGCCTGTTCCCAGATGGTATCTATGTTGGCGGCCACCACGCCATTGACGTCGTTGACCTCCGTGACAATGAGCGCCTTTAGGGCGGCTTGCGTTACTACCACCAGGCTTACCTCCCTAACGCGGCGCTCAATAGACCTCAGGGTCGTTCACGGAGACGCTACTTGGGCTTGCGCGTGGTGCTGGGCAACACGGCGGGCGGCGATTGCTGGCTGTGCGGCGGATCCCCGCCTGTGGACTTCTCGCCCTCGTCCGTATCGTCACCGACCACGGGCGGCTCCTGGTTGTGCTCTGTCGGCATAATGGGATTGCCGTCCTCGTCCACTTTGACGCCGCCCTTGGGTGCCTTCTTTCCATCCACGACTTCCGGCGTTGGGCCATTGTCCTCGCCCAGGTTCTCGCTGGCTGGCTCGTCGGTGTAGGCGACCGCGCCCAAGTCCAGGAGGCGCTGCAAGTCCCACTCGTAGAACACCAGTTGGCCGTGATCCATGATGTGGTGGCCAAACTTGTCCGCTGGCACAACCTGGCCCTTGGTGAACAGGTTGTGCGATGGGCCGACCATGTCGTGCAGGATGGTAATGTTCTTGGGCTTGTCGTCTGCCATTGCCTTGCTCCCTTATTGGCGCGGCTGTGCGGCTGGGAAGGCCAGTGCGAGCCAGCATGCTCCCAGCCGCACGCCACGCTACGGACTATGCATAGGTTGTGCCATGGGTGTAACTGGTTGGAGCGGTGCGCGGTGATTGCTGTGGTAAGCGCCTAGGGTACCCTGGCTTCGCCGATATCGGGGACTACCACAGCGACGCACCGACCAACCTGGCACCACTATACCACAGGGCGCAACGCCTAGACGTTCATCAGGATAACGGCGCTGGGGAAGTAGATCCGTGGGCCACCGTTGAAACCACAGTGGACACTGACGGAGCGCGGTGGGCCTTTGCTGGCGAAGTCGTCAATGACGTCGAAGTACATGCCAGGTGCCGCGCCAGGGTTGCTGGCGTTGCGCGTCATGGCAAAGTCCGCCACGGGCTGACCAGCGGGGCGATTGCCCACGACCACGACCTTGTTGTCGGGGATGAACAGGTGGAACACGCCGTTGTCGTCGTAGTAGCCGTCGTCGAACTCCACGATGTTGGGCAAGCCATCGTTCATGTACAGGGAGTTGACGCCCGTAAGGTTGTTCGCCGTGGCCAGGCCAGTGACGCGCCGCCCATACAGGTCGGCGCTGTTGGTGTTGCTGAGCATCTTGTTCACGGTGGTGCTGTTGGCGTAGGCGGGCGCGCGGCTGAAGTCCACGCTATAGCCACGCCGCAGCAACTTGACAGCACGCAAGTCCGCCAGTGGCGTCGCCGTGGCGGGCGTTCCCCAGCCCACAGCCGCCGTGTACTGGCGGATTGGGTAACTGTCCGTGTGCGCCACCGCGCCCGTGGTGTCCAGCACGCTGAAACTGCCGCCCGTTAGCAACGTCCAGCCAATCCACTCCATGCGGTCTAGCGCCCGCTGGGTCAACTTGTTGGTTTCAATCGCGGTGAGGTCGCTGATGTCAATCGGCTGGTCGAACGTGCCGATCTTGCGGCGCTCCGTGATTTGCTTTTCGTCAATGTACGACTGTTCGCCGTAGACGCCAGGCGCAACCAGGTACCGCACCTGGCCAGTGGGCGCGACCGTGGCGGGCTGGCCGTTGTAGCCACGGAACTGCATCAAGCCCTTGAAGTTGTCCAGTTGCTCCCAGGCAAGGTACGCCTGGTCAACTTCTACCATGGGCATGATCTTGAAGATCTCGCGGTCGCGCGCCAGGCGCGGGAGGAACTGCTGTGCGATCTCCTTGAGTTCAATGCTTGTCGGGTAAACGAGGTCGGCCATGTGCCCATTCCTTTCGTGCAAGCGGAAAGGCGGCACACAGCCGCCACGTTACTGTTGGAGTCCTTTATAAAGTTGGAGATCGCGTGCTCGGTTTAGAGCGGGAGTACCAGGATGCCGTTGGAGCCAATCGCGCCTTCCAGCAAGCGCCAGCCGCCGTTGGTCAGTGCCGTGGCGTCAATGCCGCCAGGGTTGCCAGGCTGGGCCAGGTCTTGCAAGCGGAAGTGGGCGCACACGCACAACGGCGCGGTGAGGTAGGTGATGCCGTAGTCGCCGCCCATGGTGATGTTGCCAGCCGCGTCCGTGGAGCAACCGTAGCGGAGGATGCCCTTGGGATTCTGGGTGCCGTCGCTGTTGCCGCTGGCGTATAGGCCGTACGTACCGTTGCTGCCCGCTGTGCCTGTGGCTGGGTGCGTGACGCTCAGCGTGCCGCCCGTGGTGGTGTTGTTGGTAATGGTCATCAGCGCCTGGACGCCCCAACTCTGGCGCGTCAGCACGAAGTCGGCCGGAGCGCCGCCATTCAGTGGGCCACCAGCCACGTTGTACACGATCGGGCCAGGCAACGCCGCGTTGAATGCCGCCTGTACGTCCGCGTACGTGGCGTTCCACTGGATAAGGCCGCTCACGTTGACGCCGTCGCTTACCTGGTAGGAGCCGCCTGTCAGCGCGGCGGACACGTGGAGCTGCTGCTTGTCAATCGTGCCCAGCACTTCGCCCACGGCGCAACCCGCCGGATAGACCGTGCTGGCCTTGAGCGCCACGGGGAACTCAATCACGTCCTCCGTGTTCCACAAGGGCTGGACAATCTTGTTGCCCCACGTTGTCGTGGGCGCTGTGGGCATCAGCCGCTTGAGGAGGCTGAGAAGGGCCAGGAACACCGAAAGCAATACAACCTGCATAGGTATACCCCTTTGCTACTAAGACGTACGAGCGTAGACCTCAGGGTCGTTCATGGGCACGTTGCGCTAGTTCTTGTGGCCGTTGCGCTCCGCGATGATCTCCTGGCCAGTGGCCGTGAAGGACATCAGTTGTTCAATGCGCGCCTGGTCGGGCTTCTTCTTTTGCCCAGCGCGCTCCGTTTCCATCTGGTTTGCCAGCGCCACCAGTTCCGCATCGCCCACCAGTTCCGTGGTGAGGACATGGGCCGGACGGTTGTCGAACATGGCCTCCAGGGCGGCAACCCGCGTGCTGGTGCGGTCGTCGGTATCGAAGTTGGCGACGCCGTGCTGGTGGTCGTCCTTGGCGGCCTGGACGTAGAGGTCAATGATGGCCTGGCGCTCAGCGGGATACGCCTTCTTGGCCGCCACTTGCGCGTTGGCGAACACCACGGCGTCCTTACCGCGCTGTGTCTGCAAGTCGGATTCGCGCGCCTTGCGCAAGCGCTCGTTCTCCTGTTCGGCCGCCTCCAACCTGGCCGTGATGGCCGCCATTTCTGCGGTTGTGCCTGTCGTGCTCATGGGCTGTTCCTCCTTTGGCACGACCGCTGGCGCGGCTGCCATACCTGTTTCACCGTCGCCGTCCGCGCCTGGTACGCATGTCGCGCCGTGGGCTTTGGCCACATCGTGGAACCGTTGGATAACCGTCGCGTGGGTATCGGCCATGCCTGCGGTAGCGCCGCCCTTGCAACTGGCACCATGGGCCACGGCCATATCGTGCGTGGCCTGGACGCCCTTGTGCGTGGCCATGTTGGCGGCGGCAAAGGCTTCTAGCATGGCGCTATCGGCAATGCGCGGGTTGGGCACCAGCGTATTCCCGACCACGCGCTTTGTCTGGCGGTCAAACTCCAGGCTCACGGACAAGGGCTTGTCGGGGTGGAACTCGCGCATGAAGTTGTCAAACCAGCGCGGGATTGCCAGTTCGCCAACAAGTGTTTCCCCATCCTCCTGGAACTCCAACTTGGTCAGTTTGCCCAGGTGCCCATCGAAGTACGTGGGCGTGGTGGCTGGGTCAATGTGCTGAACCTTGTTGGGTACTGGGTCAAAGTCGTACTGGGCGACGACCAGGTCTTCCGGACTGGCGCTGAACGCCTTGTCTGGGTAGTCGCCAGCGGCAAAGACCTTACCACGGCGCACGACATGCTCGCCGCCCGTGCTGAACGTGACCACGCCCAAGTCCTGCCAATCGCCCATGGCAAAAGTTGCGGGCAACACGTTGTCGCCGCTGGGCTTTACGGGCGTCCAACTGTGATGGGATACTTGCCAGGTTAGCGGCAGCGCCCAGCCGTTGGCCTTTGCCTTTTCCGTCATACAGGCTTTGATAGCGCCCGTGTCGTGTTTGGTGCTACCCAAACGGTGAACGGCGTTATCAAAGTCCTCTTTGTCCGCGACGGGGAAACTACGCCCTGGCCCACAGAAAACGCCGTCGGGCGCGGACTGGCGTTCCTTGGCGCTGGCCGCGCCCCACTTGCTCATAGCGCCCTCCTACGTTTGGCTATGTATTGCGCGCCACGGCGGCGTTGAACCACATGACCGCTTCCTCAAGTTTGGTGATGGCCAGGCTGAGTTCGCGGCTTTCCGGTGCCTGGATGGCCATGATGCTGGCAAGGGTCATGGCTTGCGCCCGCACTTGCTCGTACTTAGGTACCTGGTTGGGCTTTGGCGGATGGTAGGTGAAATCGCGCTCTATGCGCTCCGCCAGCGTTTGGCGCGGTGCGCCAGCCATTAGGTGCGCTTGACCAGGTAGACAATGATGATCACCAGGATGACCAACGTGTCACCGTACAGGAGAATGTGATCCAGGGTTGTCATTGGATATCCTTTCGTTGTCACGCTCGCACCATTGCTGGCACACGGGCGCGATGCCCATAATGCCAGGCTGTGCCACGCCGTTACGACGCACCAGGTACAAGCCGCCCATAAACGGCATGACCACATAGTCGGCATGCTGTGTGGCGCGGTACTGGCCTGGCACGGGCTGTATCCATACCATGGCGCTATCCGTTCTTGTCGGCCAGGGATTGCCGATGGGCGTCGCACCACGCCTGTACTTCCGGTAGCGTGGCGACAATGCGCTGGCGTCGGCCGGATACCTCCACAACATAGCAATCGCCGCCCGTGGGATACAGGCTATAGCGCCCGCCGTCGCTTTGGCTCTGGTAGACACCACTTGGGCCACGCGTCCAGGTCATTGGGAGCAAACGGGTTGATTGCATGGTAGCATCTCCTAGGATAACGGTTTACGAGGCCAGGCCAGTGAACTGGGCGTAGATAACGGCAATACTGAGCGCGCCCGCGCCAGGGTTGCTGGTGCCAAGGGTGACGCGCACTTTGGCGGCAGCGGCCTGGCTAGGGCCATTATTCAGCGTGGTGACGGCACCAGACCACTGGTTGATGCCAATGACGCTTTCTCCAGCCGTCAGCGTGGTATCGGCGGCGGAAAACCGCGTGGCGGTGTTGGCGTCGCCCAGCGCCCAGTTGGCGCTTGTGGTGATGGTGGTGGTCACGCGACCCATGACAGCCAGGATAAGGCTATTGGCAGGGAGCAAGTTGCCCACGGTGTCGGTGAAGAGCGCGCCCGTGCCAAGGGTCAGTTGCTCCTCGTTGACATCAATGCGCACGCCTTCGCCCTTGCTACCCAGGACACTGGCACCCAGCATGCTGAGTACCTTGAGGGAGTTATCCCACAGGAGGCCAGGGTCGCTGGCGGGGACGCCGTTGGCATCGGCAAAGCCAATGGATCCGGCGGCAAACGATGGGTAATGGCCCACGGCGGCCATGGACTGGTAAATGGCATCAATGGTGCCCTGATTTGGGGCGACAGGCGTTTGACCTGGCCCACGCCCATAGGTGATGCCCGCAAGGGCAAACTGGCCTCCGCCATCAATGATGGCTTGCAAGGCGGCTGTCGTTGGGTTTGCCACTTGCTACTCCTTCTCTTGCCATACGTACATGGCGTCGGGGTCAAAGCATGCGACACCGTTGAGCATGCCCACGAACTTGAGCGTACAGGCCATTTCCAGTGCTACATGCTGGCCGCCCACGCTGGCGGCGTACAGTTGCCACGCGCCGTTAGGACTGAGCGGCTGGAGTATTCCCGCGTTGCGTTCTTGCTCCATTGCCTGGCCGCGTGCCCGCTGTTCCGGCGGGAGTTGTTCCGCTGGCACCATTCCCTCGCGGCGGCGTTGCATTTGGCCCTCCTGGTTGCATGCCGCGCGCCTGTGCGACAGCCAGCGCATTCTCGTGTTCTTGCTGGGCTTGCTCCACAGGCGACAGGGCTTCCATAAAGTTGGTGGTGAGTTTTTCCAGTTCCGCCGCGTCGGCTTCCGGCAAGCCCACTTCCGCGTACAGTTGCTTCCACTGGCTGGGCAACACGGCATCGGCCGTCTTTAGGCTGGCAATGGCCGCCCACAGCGCCGCCTTGTCAGGCTCGCTGACATCTCCAAGACTGGCCTCTGGTATGTAGTCCAGGGCATCCTCGCCATAGTTGTATTTGACAATCGGAGTGAAGATGTCACGCCGCAACATGGCGCACACGGATTGCTTTGCCTGTTTGATAAGCAACAGCAACACGTCCATATGCACCTGAGCGGCGGCACGGCTGTCGTGCTTGCCTTCGCCCGTGGCGAGGGTCTGGCCCAGAATGGCACGGGCAATGCAATCGTTGAGGAAGCCAAAGGCATTATCAAACGCCGCGTTGGCACTGGCGGCGGCCTGGACAACCTGTACGCTGGCGCTGAACGGAAAGGCCGCGCTGCCCGCGTTACGCAACTGGGACAACTTGGAGGCCATGTCGTACGTAGGGTCTATGGGGATAGGGTCGCCGTTGACATCTAGTTTTAGGTTGCCCTCGCTATCGCTGGCATACAGGTCTTGCGCATTTTCGGGTAGGAAGCCAATAAAACTGGGTACGACAAAGTTGGCAAGGAACTTCATGTACTCGCCCCAAAGTTGCATCTTGAAGTTCCAGGCGGTATAGGCAGCACGGAGGATGCTGGTGCCACGAGGGTCGCCGTCCTTTGGCCGCCAGGTGAGTACGGCAAACTTCTCCCGTGGGAGCAAGTTGGGGATATTATCGGGTTCGCTAATAATGATGCCTATTTGCACAGGCCAGAACTGGCCAGGGATAAGCGCCAGGAAGCCCACGGTATTGAGGTAGACATCCACGACAAACGATATCACACGGCGGCGCTTTGGCTTGATGGCCGTGACGACTAGTTTACCCTTATCTTGCCCACGGCCTTCCGCAAAGATTAGTTCGGCAACCTTATTGCCAGCCGTGAGGGCATCCTGGGCCATGTCCCAAAGGACGTCCTCCAGGTTATCCATGTTGCCCAGGGCACGCCTACACACGGCGGCAATGTCGGCCGCCTTCTTAGCGCCCTGTTCGTCGGCCTCGTCCACGGCTGGCGGGATAACGTCCACGCGCTCGCTAAGGATAGCGCTCAGCATGGTGGTAACAGCGGCGCGCACGGCATCGTCGTAGAGCATGCGCTGGTACAAGTCGTCGCCAAAGTCCGTGCTGATGTCGTCAATGGCCCACGGCAACGACCGTAGCCAGTTGTACATGTATACGGTCTGCTGGCCAGCCACGTATTCACGGGAGCCAACGGCCTGGATGCGGTAGGGCACGCCAGGCAATGGCGGCTTGCCCGTCGTGGCGCTCCCAGGCGCGCCGCCTACCACCACATCCGTAGTGAGGAGCTCGCCCTTTACCGTAGGGTCGCCAGGCGGCGCGACTACGCTGCCCGCTCCTGTGGCGGGCGCGGTGCGCGTGGGCTGTGTGCGGCGCGGCGGACGGCTGGCCATGCAAAACTCCCATAATGTACAATGGCTTTACACGCGGTTGGTAAAAGCCCGCGTTTTGCCATACCTGGTGTAAAGCAACGTTACAAGGAGGTACGTATGACAGGCCCAGAACTGCACGCCGCACGCAAGGAACTACGGCTTATCCAGGAAGACCTTGGCAAACTGTGCGGCAAGAGTAGGCAAGCCGTGGCCTATTGGGAAACGGGTCGCTTGCCCGTGCCAGGGTGGATGCCTACGTTCCTGGATGGCTTGCGCGCCCAGCGTGGCCAGTTCCGGCCAGCCACCATTGCTATCAACGGCGTGGTGTATGTGCGCCAGCCAGCCGCCACGCTAGGCACCTATAACGGCGACTACTAGCCTACATGCCCAGGAGCGACACTGAGGTCTCCTCCAAGGCGCGTTACCCGCCAAACGACAACACTTGGTCGCCGCCACGCTAAACGCCCCGTCCTGGCGATCTCAGCGCTCCGGCTTTTAGGCCGCCAGCGCCTAGCGCGGTACGAACGTGGCGCGTTGCGGCATAACGGCGGCCTTGCCTTGCGCCACGGGCTTGATGTCCAGGCTGGCAATGGCATACCGTACCATGTCCATACCATGGTCGTCGCCCTCTTGTGGCTTTTCCTTTACGGGCTTGCCCGCCACGTTCTTTGGCCACACGTAGGCTGGGAACTCCTGGATGGTGCTAAACGGCTTGTGCTCCGCCACCAGCGCCTCGTCCCGTTGCCGCAACGCGCCCGACCAGAACAACACCCTGTCCCGCGCCAGCCGCTCTTGTACCGCGCCCACGCCAGGCGGTATGGCGTTGTTCGCCTTTACGGCTGGCAACCCAGCATTGATGTATTGCTGGATAAAGTCGGGTTCGCTAGGGTCGCACTGGATAGACCGCAACCTGTAGTGCTTATGCAATGGCCGCACGGCTGGTACCCAGTAGCCATCCACCGTTTTGCCCGTTTGGTAGATCTCGTGGATGAGCACGGCCACGCCGTCGCCCGTGACGCCCCATATGCCAAAGACGCCAGGGTTGGTAAATCCCCAGTCCTGGCTGGCAAAGTGCCACTGGAACCGTGGCAAGGCCGTCTCCACGCCGTCAATAACGTGGCGCTTGCGGCTGAACTCCTCGTAGACCACGCCTTCCGCCGCCGCCCATATGCCCAGGTATAGGCGCTCGCGCCGCACGCCCGTCAGGCGGCTCAGCGCGGCCAGGTATTCCGGCGTGACCGTAGGGTTGTCCTTGTGTAGGCTTACCAGTAGGCGGCAGTCGCCACGGTTGCACCGCGCCAGTAGCCAGTGATCCGGCCCTTGCGGGTTGCAGTCCATGAGGAGTTGCTGGTACGGCATAGCGTTATTACGTAGGCGCGTTTGGAGGTTTTCAATGTCCTCCTCCTCCACATCGCTGGCCTCTTGCACGTACGCCGTGTCGTACTGGGTGGACATAATCTTGCGGCTGTCGTCCAGGCCGCCTACCACGATCTCGCTACCGTTTGGGTACACGTAGGCCGCTGGCTTTTCTTTGTTGCCGCCAAAGAACACCACGCCGTCGTTGGGCAACAGTACCCATTTTCGGAAATCCACCAAGGCCGCCGCGCTGAGCTCTGTCAGCGTTTTGCGCGTAAAGAGGTGCCTGGTGCCAGGGTACTTCCAGCACAGCGCGTTGATCTTCTCCATGCAGCCACGGCTCTTGCCCGTGCCCGCTGGGCCAGCGATCAGGAGCTCGCGACTCCTCAGCCAGAACAACTGGCTAACCGCGCCGTAGTGGCGGTATACGTGCGTTTGGGTACCTGGCGCTGAGATCGCCGGAGAGGTCGCCACCATGCCAGGCTCCATTGCTACGACGATGTGGGGAGTAGGACGCCTTCTGGGAGACCTCAGGGTCGCTCACGTGCGCCTACGTACCAGGCCGCCTGTGCGTGCCCAGCCTATAGGCCGCCGCCGTCGGGGTCGTCCTTGAGCGGCTCCGTGGCCTGGCCGTCGCCTTCCCTGTATTCCCGAACCGTGGTGACATTGGCGTTCACGTTGACATTGTCGGTGAACAACTGGCGGTTCCGCCCCAACAGTTCCAGGGCTTTCATTTTAGCGTTCATATCCAGTTTGACGTCAACAATCTCGCCGTTGCGGTTGTATACGAACCGAAGGAAGTCGCGCCAGTCGGCAAAGCCCACGTCCGCCAGTTCCGCAATAATGGCGTCGGCTGGCGGCAACCTGGCGTCCAACACGGCCTGGATGGCCGCCTTTATGAGCGGGTCGCGCATGAGCAAGGGCACTATGGCATGTAGGTTGGTGTAGCCAGCCAGCGTGGCCGCCTTTTCGGCGTTGAACCTGGCTTCGCCACAGTAATAGTTGACAAACGCCGTGCGGCGGTCGTTTAGGCGGCGCTGGTGCAACCTGGTGTATGGCGGCTGGGCAACAGCGCCTTCCTCCACATCGGGCAATACCAGCGCCAGCCCATTGTCGTTGTCCATGGTGGCGGCCTTTACTTGGTGGCCTTGGCACGTAGCCAGGCCAGGATTAGGCGCGTGCGCGTTGCGCCGTGCTTTGCCAGCAAATGTTCTTGCATGCTGGCCTGGCATCTGGCGCTGGGCACGTCTCCCTGAAGGGCACTGAGCGCCGTGGGATCGCGCCTTGGTGGCGGCATCGGCACGGGCATCAGGGTCGTGGCCATTTGCGGCCTCCTAGCGAGCTCAGGGTCGGGAAAAGCCACGATAAGCACATTACCATATGCAGAACTCATTTGCAATCATGGCCGCCGCGCATATGCAGAGCCAGATTACAATCGCGCTTTCCACAACCCTTTGCAGCCTTACTCCCAGGTAAAGCCTGGGCTGGTGCAATCCGGCCGGATTAGGCAAAGGGAAAGGCCGCCTGGTGGTGGCGGCCTGTGTATGCGGGTTGCGGGTTGTGTGGCTGTGTTAGCGTGCGCCAGCCCAGTAGCGCGCCTGACCAGGCATAGGCTTTATGCTGGTGCCATTACCGCAACTATACTTGCCACGGATGGGGAGATAGAAACTGGCGGTATACTTGCCCTTATTCCAGCAATCGCGGCGGATGGAGACGTCGGTGTCGCAATCGCGACCGCCTTTGTAGTGGCTGGCGGTAACGCTGGTGGTGTAGTTATGGCGTGGGCGCTGGGCACCAATGCGCGTGCGGCTGGTGGCTGTGGACGGTGTGAACGGGCTGGTGGTGCGTGCCATGGTGTTTACTCCCTTGCGGTGGTGTTACGGCGGCTGGCCAGGTACCAGGCCGCGTGGTGCCTGTGTGGGCGTTTACCAGGTTGCGGCCATGTAGGCGTCGCGGGCTTTGGTGTAGGCGCTGGTGGCTGTGGCGTAGTCGTCCTGGCACATGGCGATGAGTTCGGCGTCGCCACTTGTCACGGCTTCGTTCAGGTCACGCATGGCCTGGCGCTTTGCCTGTGCGGCCTTATGCATGGCTGTGGCCAGCGGCTTTGCGGCGTCGTTCTGGGCTTGCATGGCGCGTAGCGTGGCGTCCAGCATGTGCCCTGTGCGCTGTGGGTAGGCCAGGCTGGCACCCAGCACGTTGAGCGCGTTTGCCATTGTTGGGCCGATTGCCTTTGCCAGTTGTGCGTTGCTGGTGCCTGTGCGTGCCATGCTGTTGCTCCCTTGCCTGGTACTTGTCCTGGCCAGCCCAACTGCTGGCCTACGGCCATCTTACCACCAGGCCATGAAAATGCAATACCCTGGCCAGCCCAGTTTTCCGGACAAAATAATGCCGCCTGGCATGGCCACCAGGCGGCTGGGCTGGGCAATGTGCCCTGGTGTCCTACCGTGCGCTTTCCAGGTCAATGGTGTCGCGGTCAATCGTGCCAGCGATGATCGCCTTTGCCAGCGTCACGTTTACGTAGGCATGCCGCTGTGCCTGTATTCGCTCCACTGCGCCGCCTGTGGCGTAGTCGGCCCAGTCCTTGTTCCCACGGGCGCTGTTGCAACTGCGGCATGCTGTTACCAGGTTGTCACTGTTGTTGTTGCCGCCATGGCTTCGGGCTTGCAAGTGGTCAAGGCTGACTTCTACCGGATCCGCGTTGCGCATGTCCCTACCACAGTATTGGCAAATAAAGCCGTCGCGGATGTAAATCGCCAGGCGGCGCTCCCGTGTTATCCATTTGCCGCCGTTCATTGGCTTGTACCCTTGCGCCGTTGCTCGCGTGCCCATCGTGCCCTCCCTGGTAACTGTTGTGCCCGCCAGCCCAACTGCTGGCCTACGGCCAGTATACCAGCCCTTTTCAGGAATGCAAGCCCTTTCAGGTAGCAAAATGCCGCCAGTTTTCAGCCTGGCGGCATGCGCTATGCTAATCCGGCCGGATGGCTACTGTACGGTCAGGCGCTGGTGGCCGCCGTGCATTCCGCTGGGCTGGGCGCTGCCACGACGTCCGTGCGCCCGTGCATGCGTGGCCGTTGGCGCATGTAGTCCGCTCCAATCCGCGCTGGTATGCGCATGTTCAGCGCCCGTGCCACGGCCATCACATCGTGGCCGTTCAGTTCGTAGTCGCTGGCCTGGGCGTAGTGCATTACCTTTGCGCCAGCCGCTTGCTCGTAGCGTAGTTCGCTAACGAAATTCCATACCTTGTCGCCGCCGTGCGGGTTCGCCGCCACGATAACGCCGAAAACTTCCAGGGCGATTGGTGAGAGTTGCATGGCCTTGCTCCTTGCTGTGTAAGTGCCTGTAGAACGCTGTGAGATCGTTGCTCCGTGCCCGCGCCTAGCAAAACGTATTGCGCGCCAGGTATGCCGCGTGTACCGCCATTTCCTCCGCCGTTAGCACGACTTTGACATCCGCCGTGGGCATTCCGTACCGCACGCCGTTGTCCCAGCACAACACCGTAACGCGCCAGGCGTTCGGTGCGTGCAAGGGCATATGGCACTCCTCCACCACGCCCAGCAACGGAAAGCCCGTGTCCGGTATGCCGTAGCGATGGCTGTGCCGGAACGACACCAGCGTGCCCACATCTGGCCGCCTGTACACGCCGTCCGCCTGGCGCATAAGGCCAGCCCGTACGGCGTCGTCGAACTCGTGGAACTCCACTTCCTGGCGGCGGAACTGCGCCAAGGCCGCGCTGGCTATTGCCCTGGCCATGTATGGCCTGGTGTAGCGCCCGCTTGCCAGCAAGCGCCGTGCCATTTCCGCCACGATGTCGTCGTCCGTGGCGCTGGCGTAGTCAAACGTGTGGCTGTCCTGGAGCTGCTCAATGATGTCGGCCGTGCGGTAGTCGTTTTCCGCCTGGGACATGCCTTCGGGCAATGCGGGCTGGGTTGGGTTGCTGTTGTCGCTGGCCATTTGTCGTGCTCCTTGCCTGGTATTTGCTGGGCGGCCAGCCCATGTGCCAGCCGCCTGGTGCCATCATAGCGCCTTTGCCGGAAACTGCAACAGGCCGCCTATGCCTGGCTAAACCAATCCACGTCGGCAAAGCCCACGGTGTCGTCCAGCCAGTGCAAAATGCCCATGGCGCTGGCGTAGGCCGTGCTGTGCAGCGTGTAGTTCGCGGGCAGCCAATGCACCATGGCCGTGTACAGGCTGGCCAGGCCGTTTGTGCGCCGCTCCACCGTGATGTGGAACACGCCGCGCTGGTGCCCCACCATGGCCGTGATGGGCAACCCTTCCTGGCTGGCCGTGAGCGCGGCGTCCAAGTTTTGCGCGTACAGGTCGCGCATGGCCGCCTGGATGGGCGCTGGGCTGGTGGTGGTGGTGCCTTGCGTGCGTGCCATTTGTGCGCTCCTTGCCTGGTACGTATGTGCGTGGCGGCTGGCACCGTTACCAGCCGCCTGGTGCCCTGGTGTTAGGCGTCGCGGTATGTCCAGCGCGCCACGATCATGTTGCCCTGTGCCACGTTGTAGGCTTCCAAGCCCGCGATCCCCACCGTGTAGCCAATGGCCTGGCTTTGCGTGTAGAAGTGGAGCGGCGCGCTCCATGTGCCCTTGGCGCGGTAGTAAAGCGTGAACGCTGGCGTTGCCATGGTGTTGCTCCTTGCCCTGGTAACTGGCGGCCAGCCATCCTGGCCTACGGCCATCATACCACCAGGACGGATAAAAGCAACACGTATGAGCGCCAATCTAAGGCGATGGAAGTGGCCTGGCGACCAAATGCTGTCGCTGGCATGGTAACGCGCCTTCCAGGAGACTTCAGCGCGGCTCATGGAGATGCTAGGCTGGTGGCGCTATGTGCCAGTAGCGCTCCCTTTGCACCGTGTCCGCGAGGAGGAGTTCGGTATCCGGCTGTCCGGCCAGGTTGCGTGCGCCCGTAAAGTTGCCCAGTTGCGCCCGCAAGCCCTTTATCTGGCTGGCGTAGCATTGGATAGCAAGCAACTTGGCGATATAGGGCTGGCCAGTGCCCGCGCTGGTGCCCATAATGGCCGCCTGGTGCCCGCCATTGCCCAACTGGCGCAACCTGGCCGCCAGGCTGTTGCGCATTGCTCTGTACGGGCTTTCCTCGTACCACAGCATTTGTTCCGGCCGGATGGCCGTGCCCAGCAACAGCAAGCAAGCGTTATGAACGCGCTTGTGGTCGCTGTGAACAAGACCAAGTGGCGCAACGACCTGGCTATGTGGCTCCGCGCCCAACAGCGGCTCTAGCACGACTGAGATCGTTTCAGCGATCTCCTTGGCCTGGTATGGGTGCGTGCGCTGGCGCGTGCCCTTTGCGCCGTTTAGGTAGGAGCCTTGTAGCCAGTCCATATGCACGGCCTGTGCGCCCAGTTGGGCCAGCGCCTTGCGGTCTTCCTTGCGCCGCCAGGCCATGACATTTTCCCCTGGCGCAAAGCCACAGGCGGTATCCCAGGCGTTCAGTTTGGCATAGCCTTGCGGCGGCGTGCCCGCGAACACGGTAACGCACACAGCGCCCGCATTTGCCGCCATGTACTCGCCGCAACCAAATACGGCGTCATCTAGGTGAGGACTAATCACTATAACCGTCATGCCAGCCTCCACTTACGAAAATGGCCACGCCCAGCGCAAGCGGCGCGCTGGGCGTGGCTGGCATACACCAGGGTAGTGCAGCCTATTTCTTGCCCGCTCCTGGCTTCTTTGCCACGGCGGCTGTCTTGGCTGGCGCGGCGTTGGCGGGCGGCTCCACGTAGCCATAGTCAATGGTGTTGCCTTCGCTGTCCACCAAGTCCCAGTAGCGCAAGTTGCGCTGGCCGTCCTTGCCCAGTTCCGCGTACGGCGTGCCGCCCAGCCAGGCCGCATACCGCGCCTTTTCCGCTGGGTTGAAAAACTGTGCGCGGTTCATAGGAGAGACCTTGTTCTTGCGGCTGGTGGCGTCGCACACGATAATAGCGTGGTGTTGCGTGGCGCGGCGCTCGCCCTTGGCAACCTGGATGGCCGCCTGGAGCAAGGCGTTGTAGCCTTCCTCGCCAAGGCTATACTGGCGGCAGTAGGCGCGGATAACGCGCTCCGCATCCTGTGTGGGCTGTGCGGTGCCCGTGAACGGCTCCGGCGCGGCCTTTGGCGCGGCGGCTGGCTTTGCGGCCTTTGGCGCGGTGTTGACAGGCTTTGGCGCGGGCTTGCCATTGGCGGCGTTCTTGCCCGTGGGCTTGAGCGTGGTAATGGCGGCGGCCTTTGGCTGGCGCGGCGTGCGCGGCAGCGGCGCTTGCTTGCCTGTCTTGCTGTCGTTGATGTCCTCCACGGTCAGCAAGCCCGTGAACTGGAACCGCACGGCGTTCTCGCCTTCCTGGCCAGGCGCGGCGCGCATGACTTCCGCCCGCACGTAGCGCCGTTCCGCCGCGCTAAGTGCCACGATTTCCTTTGCCATCCACTCCGGCACATCGGCTTCCGCCGTGTCCAGGCTGGCAATGGCCGCCGCCAGGTTCTGGTACCCTTCCGCCTGTTCGGCCGTGAGAACGAGATCGGTGTCCGGTGTTGCTGTTGCGGTCTGTGAATTCGCCATTTCCTGGCCCTCCTGCAGTTGTGTGGGCTGGGCACTGTTGCCCGCCACCAGTGTATAGCCATCGGCCACTTGCCGAATATGGCCGTCCTTTACCAGGCGCTTGATAGCGCCTTGCCAGCGATAGGCGCTGGCGTTCTGTGGGATTTGCGCTTGCAAGCCCGCCAGCCGCCACGGCTCGTGGATGTCCAGGGTTGCCATGGTGTCCCAAATGGCCTGTTCCAGCCACATCCCACGGCTGGCGTACGTATGCGGGTCGGCCACGGGCGCGCTGGGCGCTGGTGCCTGTTCCGGCCGGATCTCGCCACTTTGCAAGGCCGCCTGTGTGGCCACGGGCAACGTGGCGGCCTTGGCGGCGTCGTCCGCCGCAAAGCGCCGCGCCAGCACGATTTCCGCCGCCTTGTCGTAGAGCGCCGCGCCGTCCATGCCCGCCACCAGTACGCCGCTTTCCCGCAACGCCTTTATGCTGGCACCGTAGGTGTCCGGATGGCCGCTGGCGCTTACCTGTTCCACGACATGCACGGCGGCATTCAGCCGCGTTTGCTCGTCGTCGGCGGCCTGTTCCGCCGTGGCGGGCAATGCGTACGCTGGCGCGGTGCCCGTGCCAAACGCTGGCGCAATCTCCTGGAGCAAGCCTTGCGCCACCAGGCTGGTAAGGGCACGGTTGAGAAGTTGCGCATTCATCTTCGTGAGCCGAAGGATGTCCTCGCGGGTAAAGGTTGCGCCAGGCGAAAAGAACTCCAGAACGTGCGCCTGGCGCGCCGCCGCGCCTTTGGGCAACGTGGCGGCTGGCGCGTTTGCAGCCCGTTCCGCCAGTTCCACCGCGTTCGCCGCCGCGACCGTGGCTTGCATAATGGGATCCGCCTTTGCCTGTTGCTGGGCTTCCGCTTGCTCCTGTACGGGCACGGGTTGCGCGCCAGGCGCAACGTACGTGCCATTGCACACGGCATCCAGCAAGGCGGCGCGGGCATCCACACCAACAGCGCCCATGTACGGCGTGCGGTCGGTGCAATCGTACATGGCCGCCACCAGGTATGTCCGCCCGCGCCCGCCAGGGTGAACGCGCAGCACGCCAGTCGCCACCAGGCCGTCCAGGAGCGCCTGAATGCGCTGGGTGTTTACCTTGGCACCGTTCCAGCCAAAGTGCTTTTGCATGCGCTCCAGCACTTCCCCACGGTACAACTGGCCGCCACGGATAACCTGCACGATGCCTTGCTCGTTGGGCGTGAGCGGCTTGCTGGCGGGCGCTGGCGTGGCGGGCGCTGTGGGCTGGGCGATCACCTGGTACTCGTCGGCAGCCACAACTGGCACGGCTGGCGCTGGGCTGGTGGCGGCGCGCATAATGGCCTCGCACGCGGCCACACAGCGCTGGATGACGGCCATGGTGCCACTGCGCCCACGGGTTTCGCGGTAGGTAAGCATGGTGCCAGCGGCGTCGTAAACTCCCCAGCGGAAGCCAGCGCCGTTGTCAATCTGCCGTATGGTGTATGCGCCGTAGGTGTAAACGCCGCCAGCGCCTTTGGTAAGTTGCGGGCGCTGTGTGGTGGCGGGCGCTGGCACGGGCGCGGCCTGTGCGGGTTGCACGGTGCCAGCGCCAATGGGATCCAGGGTTGCCAGCAAGTTGTCAATCTCGTCGTCCGTGGCGGGCGCTGGCTGTGCGGCGGCGGCCTTGCTGGCCTGGTACTCCCGCTCCTGCTCCTCCATCATGCCGTCCGTGATGTCTTGCACCGTAACGGACTTGCGGTGCATGCCCTTGGCAAAGCGATGCGCGTTGTCAATGGCCATGGCCGCGAAGCCGCCCGTGGGCGAGATACCGCGCCGCTCGCACTCAGCGAAGAAAAACTTCTTGGCGGCTGGGGAAAGTTGGAGGCCGTTGCTGGTGGACATTGTGGTAACTCCTTGCCTGGTACCTTGCTGTGGCGGCCAGCCCGTGTGCTGGCCGCAACCCAATCATACCACGACCGGAACAGATTGCAAGCCCTTTACGACGCCAGTTTTGCGGCATTCTTGCAGTCGGCTGGCAACGACCACGCATAGTTGTAAACACGCCCACGGCTGGCGGTAGGCGCTCCCAGGTCGTACGTGGCCGTGGCACCGCAATAGTGGCAATGCTGGGTAACGCGGTAGTGGCCGCCAGCCGCCGTGCGGTCGTGTTGCCAGCGCGCCTTGCGCTGGTATTCGTTTGCGCCGCTGTCCAGGCTGTGGCCACAGCCCGCGCATTCCGTAGGTTCGTCGTGCTGTTCGGGCATTTGCACCAGGCCAGGTTGCGCCTGTGCGGGCGCTGGCGCAGCCTGTGCGGCGGCTGGCGTGGGCACGGGCACGGATCCGGCCGGAGCGGGCGTGGCCTGGCACCGCGTTAGCACGGTTTGATTGCGGCCTTTGTAGGTATCGTGCGCCTTTACGGTGCCACGCACATTGTAGGCGCTGCCCACGGCATAGGCGTCGTCCCCAACCCAGCCTGTCCACCAGGTAAAGGCGCGGCCATCGGCGTCCGTAAAGGAAAGCAACGTGCGTTCCCCAAACTGGCCGTCAAACACACGGATGCCCGTGCAGGTAAGCGTGAAATCGGCGCGCTTGCCAATGGTGCCAGCCCATTCGTTGCACGGCTGGGCGGCGTTGCGGCGCTCCTCCGCAGCCTTTTCCCGCAACTTATGCACGTAGCCATACGTGTACGCCACGGTGCCCATGTTGCGCGTGGTCACGGTGTCCATGCGCACCAGGGTAAGCAAGTTGTGCTCAAAGTCGCTGAAATCGTGCTCTCCGCTGCGGGCTTGCAAGGCGACAATGGCCTCCTGGCGCAACGCCTTGGCTTCCTCTTGCTCTTCTGAGGTCGGCTCGTAGGGAATGTCGTCGTAGCGCTTGTCGTAGCGCGCCAGGCCGTGGTGGATGTGCAAGTAGTGCAAGGCGTAGTCCCGTGTGGAGCCGCCACGCACCATATCGCGCTGGGCTTGCGCGCCACTAATGAACGGGCGCTGGCGGGCACGTAGGCTGCCCACCACGTAGGCCAGGAACTCGTCGGTGTCGTACACTTGCTCGCCACGGCCAAAGCCCACAGCCACGCCCGCCAACTTGAAAAGGCGTTCCGCAAGCAAGGCAATGGTTTCGGGGTCGTTGCCGCCCAGGAAATCCTTTAGGCACTGGCGGCCTACTTGCACCGTGCGCCCGTCCTCATGCACCAGCACAAAGGTTTCCTTGCGGGCACGGATTTTGTTGCAATGCTCGCAGTGGCCAGGGTCGGCCGTGCGGTACTTGGCTGGGATCTCCTGGCCAGGCACGTTGCGGATAACGGTGCCATCGCCAGCCCGTTCCAGCACGGCGGCCAGTGTCCAGCCGTTTAGGCGCGGCTCCTGGCCGTACACGGTAACAGCAGTGTACAGGAACTTGCCCGTTGTCTTCTTCTCAAAGGGATGGCCGTCCACGTCGTAGGCCGTGTACCAGTAGGTAACGTCCCGCACGACTTCCTCGCCTTGCACCACGCGCACGGGCGGACAGCCCAGTTTGGCGGCGTGGCGGTTGAGCGCCGCAATGGCCTTGGCGAATTCTGGCAAGTTGCGGCTGGGGATGTCGTACTCGCCCACCAGCATTTCCACGGGCTGGCTGGGCTGGGCTGGCGCGCTGGGCGCTGGCACGGCCACGGGCGCTGGTGCCTGGCTGGTGGCGGGCGCTGGGCTGGCCGGAATGGGCACTTGCGCCGCCGCGCCACCAGCCATAATGCTGTCCACGGCGGTGGAAACCACGATCTTGGCGTCGCGGAGCAAGGAATAGTCGTTCCACCATTCGCCGTTCACGATAAGCCGCCAAACCCAGCCGCCAGGCTTGCGCTCGTCAACTTTGTTGGGGCAAAACACACGCACGCGGCCATCCAGCGCCGTGTACTCGCCGTCCCCAACCTTTTCCCACTTTACGCTTGCGGCCATTTTGCTGAGCTCTGTCACTGTGTGGCTCCCTTACCTGGTAACTGTGCCGCCAGCCCGTTTGCTGGTGGCCTACGGCCATCGTACCACGCTTTCACGGAAAAGCAATAGGCCGCCTGGGATTGCCCAGCCGCCAGGTCAGCCACCAGGCGGCGGCGCGTGATAGTGAAAATGGTTGCGCCAGCCATCATGGACGGGCGCTATTGTTTGCGTGATTGCACTAATCGCCGTGGGCGCGCATACTTTGCGGGCTGGCCTGGCGGCTGGCTTTTACTCCCACCAGCCAGGGTTGCGCGCCAGGCCAGCCCTTACCAGCCCAGTAGGCCAGCCAGCCCGCGCTCCTCATGTGAGCGGGCGCGTCCTTTAGGCCAGGCCGTCCGGCCGGATGGCACCAGCCGCCAGGCCAGGCGGCCAGCCCAGCCCGCCACGGCACGAAGCATAGCCAGCCCGAAAGTTCGCTGGGGCTTCATATCTCCTTCTCCCAGGGATCCCGCAAAACCGCACAGCCCGCGCCCGCCTGGCCGCCCGCGTACGCATGAACTATCGCGGTTTTGCGATTGTTTCAAAAATTCTGTAGACCACTTTTGCCTGGAGCCAGTCAACTTTTCGGCTCCAACTTTTCGTACGGCGGATAGAATTCGGCCACGACCACCGCGACAAACATGGCATGCGCGCCCAGGCTGGCGGCGTTGCGAAGTACCTGTTCCCTATCCATGCTGGCATCCACCACGGCATGCAACAGCGCCGCACGGCGGTACATGGAAAGGATGAGGTCGTTGGGCGTCTCTTGCTTGTAGGAGTCGCCCAGTTCCGCGTCGTGTTCCGCGAGTAGGCGCTCCATCTCTTCCGCGAATGCCTGTACTTCTGGCCGTAGCGTGATACCCGTGCCCATTACCTTACTCCTTGACGTGGCGGTATACGCCGTCGTCGCCCTTTACGTACCGACGCGCTTCCACCTTCTTCCACTTTATCCAGGTGGCGCTATCTAGGTCAATGCCGTACTTGTTTGCCAGTTGGGCCAGCAGAATAATCTGGTCAGCCATTTCTTCGGCTACCGCCGCCATGCGCTTCTGCGTGAGCATGCGCAAGGCGTTGGGGTCTGTCTTGAGTTGATCCTCAAGAAGCGTGATGGCTGGCTGGAGCTCGTCTAGGAACTCTTCTCTCAAGTGCTTCCAGGTTGTACGAGATGTGCTATCCGGCGCGTTGCTTGCGCCCCATACCTTGCTGCGCTTTTGCAGTGTATATATATCCTTTGGCACGGGTAACTCCTCTACTTTGGTGCCAGGGCGCGCCAGTCAATCTTGACATCCACGCGCCCATCCTTCTTCACGATGCGCTTGACAAAGCCTGGCCACAGCGCGATAAGGCGGCTGACCATCTCATCCTCAATGCCTGGCACGGCGTAGGCGTGTTCCTGGCCGCCTTTGGATTCCCCGTACTTGCCCGTGCCAAAGGCGTAGCGGGTAATGCGCGCCGTGTGCCAGCCAGCCGCCAACACTTGCATGCTGAAGTCGGTGTCTTGCTTGAGCACCATTTCCTCGCGGTAGCGGATGCGCCGTAGGCGCTGGGCGTGGAAGCACATTGCCACGCGGCATGCGGTGTTGAGGACAAAGGCTTCCGTTGCGCTCCAGGCGTATTGCTGGAACTCCAGCCCAACTTGCGCCAGGCTGGAGTGTCCCAGGAAGTAGCCTTCCGCGCCACGCACGGCCTGTACGGCGGCGCACTTAGCGGTCTTGCCGTTGGCTGCTATGTAGAAGGAGTCTATGTCGTCGTCCATTACCCAGTACCATGGCTGGGCAAAACCGCTGTATTGCGCCGTGCTGGTGGCCGTGTCGCGTATCCAGTTACGGGCGTACACGCTCCCACGGTTGTCCTCTGGGAGCACCATGTAGTCGTACTCCGGCCTGGCCGCCTCGTAGGCGTCGTAGTCCTGCGGCTCCACCACCACCGTAAAGGGCACGCCACTTTCAGCCAGGAGATCCGCTGTCTTGGGCTTTTCCGCCCGCGCCTTGCTGGGTATGTACACGGGCACCGACGGTAACTGCGATTCCATTGATGTGCTCCCTTATGGCCTGTTCTGCGTCTTGCGCCGTGGCGTATGGCCCATACCAGCGCCACGGCATCCAGTACCCTTGCTTACTTGGCTCCTGGTACTTACGATCCTCCCGTATCTGGTACGTGCCGCGCTTGTTGTAGTTTTCATGCACACTGAAGCGTACCTCGTATGCCGTGGCTGGCGCGCCCATTATTGCGCCTCGCCGCCGCCGCCCAGCGCGCCCATATTTGCGAGCGCCAGTTGGTCGTCGTAGAGGGCATCGGTGTTTTCCTCCGTGCCGTCGGTGGTAACGAGTTGAGGGCGGCTGTCACGATCGTAGAGCGGGTCGCCTAGTTTGCGGTGCTTTGCGCGGAATTCCTCTTCATCCGCCGTGCCGCACTTGTGCATCTTGGCGCGGTAGTACAACACGACGCTGATGCGCTCGTAGTGTCCCTTCTTGCCAATGAGCGGCGTATTGCCGTGCCACTCATGCACGTTGCACAGCAACACGTCGCTGGTGCGCATGTCCACGGCCACGCGGTACTTGGGGAACACCAGGTAACAGCCCGCGTACGTGTCGCCCGCTTCCAATACGCTTAGGACGCCAAAGCCTTCCTTGAGGTCGCCCGCGTCTTTGTGTACCGCCGTGCGGAAGTTCTTGTTGACCGTGCAAGTGGTGAAAGCCGTGCCTGGTATGATCCAGTCCGACTTGGTTTGCTCCACCATGGCCATCTGTGCCTGGTAGCGGTCGGGTAGTTCCGCACAGAAGACCTTGTCAATGGCACGGATGTAGTCCGCCACCTTCAGCATATCGCCAGGGTTGTCCTTGGTGAACGCGGTAAGGCGGCAAAACGGGAACCGTGCGTAGCGGTCAAAGGAGCCAATGATGCCACTACTGCTGTCCGCCAGGCCGTCGGAGATGTGGCGGCGCGTGGTGTTGCTGACCGTGCCGTCCTTGAGTATGGGCTTGCCATTGTAGTAGCCACGGTTCTGTGCTGAGTTCAGGCGGCCAGCCGTGTAGTCGGTGTTGGAGCGCGTGCCATCCAGTTTTATAGGGTTGATAAACGCC